GAAAATAAAAGATCATTCACAAAAATACATGCCAACTATTTTACATTTATTCCATTTTTTGCGCTTTATTACGCGTTTAAACTCATAAAAAAAGAATTGGAATAACTAAACCAGCAAACAGAAAAAAGGCCGCGCATTTAGCGCGGTTTTTTTTTGCTTAAACATACCAAGCCGCACAAATAAAACGCGCATTTTTGCGCAAATTAAGCATTAAAAATAAAAGCTCTTTTGATCACTGCAAGCCGTTTTAAATATTAGTTTAAATTTTACTTTTTTACTTTGATTTTTTTGTGTTTTAAAATCCTGTTATACATAATCTTTTTTATGTACATATTGTTTTTTTGATCACTTTTTTTTGCATTTTTGCTTGATTTTTGAACATTTTTTTTGAGTCATATTTGGCTATTATATTTTAGCCACAGGGTAATTTTATATTTTACACTCAGGGTAATTTTTGTTTTTTAATTTGCCTGTTGCGCCATGACAACTTGGCGCGGTTCTTAATTTTCAAAAAACACTTATCCAACTGGCTAACTCTAGTGTCATGCCACCACTCCAAAACCAGCGCACAATGAGTCTCGCCACGTATGTTTTGAGCAAACTCGCAGTAATTCTCTTTCTTATCCGAAAGTACGCACTTTTCAGGGTAAATCATCGATACGAAGAATATGCAGAATATGAAGAATATGAAGAATATCTCTCTCTCTCTTCTCTATAAACTGCGTAATTCAAATTCTGCTTTTTAGTGTTGACCGAAATATCAAATTCTGCATATTCTTCATTTTCTGCTTTTCTGCTTAATCAAGAAAATCATCTAATTCAGTAGTTACTTTACAATAATGCCCATGTTCAAGTTTACGAATAAGACCTTGACTCTCCATTTTTCTTAACCAATTATAAACGGCTGCATTGCTTGTTAACTTCATCACACTTTCCAGCGCAGCAGCAAACGCAGTGGTACTAAAATTATGACCATCTGTCATAACCGCAGCAAGCACGCGTTCTTCATTAGACTCCTTCGGATCGCTATACCAATACATCTCATTTTTCGGCAACGGCTTCATATATTTAAAATACAATTCACGCCGATCCTCTTCATCAATATTAATCATCTTAATCCCAACTGGTACATTATGCAACTCATTATGACTGCGCACCTTCGTTATCTTCATTACCTTCAATCCAGGAACACGCCTAGCATCGGCCATCTGCACCAAACAATCCAAGAAGTTAGAATACGCAGATCCACCCAGCAACTGTGATACATCTAGTGGAGTCATCTCACCAATCTTCTTATGATGCGACACCAACACAATAGCCACCTTATGCTTCTTCTTTATATTTACAATCTTACGCAGTAACTCCATTATATCCGAGTTCTTAGACATCGACAACTGCGTACTAGTGTACAAGTTATCCACCACTAACACATCGTATTCTTCATGCACTAAATTAGCGTCAATTATATCCCATTTATCCTGAAACAGATTCGACTGCCCATCACCAGTAAAGCGCAGGTTCTTATCGAGATTATCCGACTCAATCGGATACTGGTCCATCAACGGCTTACTAACATTCTTAATCAGTCCACTAAAACTCTCATCCTTCAACTCAAACTGCACATGTAGCACACGCTGCGCAGTAGGAATCCGATAGTTCATAAACGGCACACCCATAGCAAGGCACATCGACAACTGCAAACTAAACACCGACTTACCCACATTCGTACCACCTGCGATACCCATAATGTCACCATCATAAAACAACGAATCAATGATCGGTCTAGGCAACTGATTAAATGTAGTCCGAAACTGCGACATGCTAAACGACTGCATACCACCCAGATCCACCGCGCTCTCCCCATACCGATTACACAAACTAAGCAGATTTTCGAGCGTATTACCATCAGTAAACCAATCAGTTATATCATAGCCAGATGGTTTATTTTTCCAATCAACGGCATACAACTCCAATTCCTTAGAAAACAGCCGTTTTGCTACCTTTTTCGAGCCTTCTATACCTTTTTCATCGTTATCGTATATGATATATAGTTTATTATATCCTGTAGGCAAGGTTACTTCAGCAGGCAGCGCACCTGCACCAGACGTAAACGTGATCGCAGGTGCGCCTTGGCAGTATGCGGTGACTACATCCTTTTCACCTTCGCACAATATAAGATAGTCTTTGGAGAGTTGCGGAGTTCCAAACATCTTACACTGAGCATCACCGAACTGCTTTCCTTTATGATGCTTTACATGATTATCATTAATTTGAAATACTAACTGTGGCTTACCATCATCATTCTTTCGCACGCCTACAGGCATTTTAAGACATTGATCATTCCAAGGAAGATCCATAGCCTTTACAAATTTTTCCCATCCATTTATAAACGCATTCCGCGCATCTGCGTAGCCACCTTTATCGACAGATACAACAGCCTTAGTATTGCTTAATACGTATTCTTCTCTCTTTTGTATTTTCTCATCTTCATCAAAATGCCATGTTTTCTGACACTTATGGCAAAAAGCATAATCCTCATTAATAGTTACTGTGCCTTGAGGACGATTAGAGCCTAGATCACATTCAGGACACCAAGCTCGTAACCGATTATTTGATATGCGAGTAAATACATCCTCTAAGCGAATCACAGCGCACTGCGCAACTTATTTAGTGCGCAGCAATGCTTAAAAACCTGCGCACCAGCGTCTAGCTTTTTGCGATCAATAACATGTTGATGAAACTTACCATCTTCCTTACCAAAACGCATTATGATACCATGAGATACTTTGGCCTTTGGCTGCGCAGCTTCATACATAAACGTGTACGCGCCTAGCTGGCAAATCATTTCTGGGTATGGTCCACCTTTTGAAGTTTTCCAATCTACCACAATCAATTCATTATCTTTTTTCGCAATGGCATCTACTGTGCCACCAACCTGCAACTCTTCATTTACCAGGACAAGTTCACTGGCTAATATTTTCATGCCTGCGCCTTCGTACCATTCTTTAAAACCAAAGAATGCTTTGAGTGCTTTTTCTTCTTGATTTGGTGTAAAATCACGTGTGTCAACATCAAAACCTTGGAAAAAACCTTGTATTAATAGGTGTGTCAACGTTCCTATGCGACCTGCTTCACGCATCACTGCATCGGCATCCTCACCTTGCGCAGTCATCCGCTTTGCCCACGCAATCAACATATTTTTATTCCAACCTAACATCGCATTGATGATAGTGGTTACAGAACTAGCACGATTGCCATTCTGAAGGACATAATTCTGTCCATGTAGCTTTGTTTTACTCATTCTCTTTCCTTTTGTATTTATTGATTAAAAACAATATATAATGCACTAGTATAAGTGCTAATATCCCATTTAGCAGGTATTCTGATATATCAATTAATATCATCGTATATATCCAATAACATTTCTTTTATTTCTGCCAATTCTTTATGTATATACCAGCGCATCAAGTAATGATACACAATAAGCAAAACTGCGATGTACACTAAGGTAAATACATCAAATCCATTTTCGGATAGTGATTGTAGCCAAAAACTCATAATAACTCCTTTATTTTAACACACCTGACATGGCTGCCTTAACCATAGCCAAACCAAGGAATATACATATGTCATCCTTTTAGACATTTGCGTCAGGTGTGCATTGATTACAAATCTTTTTTTCTTTACCATATGTCACAAAATCTTCGTAATACTCTATATGGTACTTTGTTGTTTGCTTAGATCTCTCCCAGCACCGATTGCAAGCAGTACAGTGATATATATGCTCATCTGCCTTAAATGCATCGGTATTCTTTCGATCTTGATTCTTATTATACTCAAATATAGTTTTACTCCAATTTAATACATCATCCATTTATCTCTCTCCTTACTTTGTTAGTTATATCTACTTCAGAGCCATCAAACAATATCTGCGCAGCAAACAATAGCTCTGCACCTCTTCTTAAACTTTTTAACTTTTTAAGGTCTTTAATTAAATCTTTTAAGTCTAGCCTTGTAATGACCTCATCGGCTGTTTGTAAATCTTCAGTATCATACTGGATACTTCCTGCGTAATATTCAATCATCTTGCTCCTCTCTTTTTGTTTCACAACCAACACACATAAACATATTTAATTGCCCAGGTGGGTTGTTCTTATACCATTCTGTTGGTCCAGATGACCAATGCCAAGGATGTCCATTTTCTTTTGCCATCTCATGCAATTCATCAATGCGTTGCGCAACATGAGGATAGGACTCTTTAATTTCCATATATTCACCATGATCAGCAAATGCTCCACATAAGCATTCACCGCTAATACAAATTTTATCCTTAACAGGATTGCGTGGTAATTGATGTTTATCCATATATTGTTCACATTTTTCTGTAGACCACCAAAAAATTGGATTTGACCAAACTCTAGATCCTTCTTTTTGAGCTTCATCTATATACCCCATTCTAATACGGCTTTCTTGTTTTCTAATACCTGTAAGTAATAAAACATTTTCTCTTTTTTTTGGTGCAGTTTTACATTCATACGTAACAAATTTTCTTAACGCTCTTTCTTTTAAAAACCTATAACAAATTTGATGACTTCTACTTGTTGGACCTGGAAAACCCCACTTTTTCACAATATCTTCATAATTCAATTGCGTTGGTTTTCTAATAAAAAGTGGCCAGTTAAATTGTGTACAAACTTCTTTAACATAATTTTGTGTTTCTGGTATACCTATTGTTGTGTCACCATGATAAACAGCATATTTTATTTTAATTTTATCTAAAATTTTTGCGCAAACATGAGAATTGACCATAGAATCATGCCCACCTGAAAATAATAGTAATACTTTTATAGGATTATATTTAGCAATAGCAGATTTAATAATTTGTTCTGGTGTTCTCATCAGCTAAACTCTGGAAACCTTTCGTAAGAATAAAACCACTTTCTGCCTTTACTCTGATTATTCTTACCTGTTGTTAATGCTAATGTTAAATGATGTGTGTTTTCGTAAGGCACATAAGCGATTATGTCTTTTGGACAATAATATACTGCAACCACATCCACTCGATTTGTATTTTTATATTTACTCAAGTTTACCTCAACTGCTGTTCGTTTTGTTTTATGAGATACTGATTTTATCTGCACTCGCTTCATTGATCCATTGTTCATTTCAACTACCAGATCTACTTGGTCCGCATCTACAAGTGGCTGATAAACATTATATCCTTGGATTAATAAATCTTTTTGTACTGCAAGCTCACCTATAGCACCTTTAAATTGACTCAGCATTTTGCTTCCATTCTATATAAGGTTCAAAAAATTCCATCGTAGTTAACGATGTGCTATCTATATTATAGTTAGGACCATAACCAGTATCTTTTATATTTGATTCGGATAGTAAATCTTCAGACTTTGCCCAGCCTAGCAACGTAAATACAGGACTTGCATCATGCACTAATATAAATGCATCACAGTCTTTAACGTTCTTTTTCAGCTTTGCTTGTAAATATCCAGGATTATACTTTGTAGTCTTAACATCAATTCTTACATCACTAATACTAAGATCATAGCCACTATAATGTGGTCCAATTACAAAGTCTGGATAGGCATTATATTGTTTACACACAGCGAGTTCTCCGCAGACCCCACGCATATCAATAGTTAAATCACGCGGACCGCGAGATGTCACTCCATTGCGTTGATTCTGATTCATTTTTGCTTGTGCTACGCCCTTCGCTATTGCTAGTTCCATTTGACTTAGTCTTACTTGCATGTGGATTTTCCTTATCGATCGCAGCCAAAAGCACCATGTAATTTGCCACATCGAGACAACGATTATATGTGGTTTCGTCACTATGGGTTTTGCCTGTCTTTGCATCGTTAGCAAGCGCATCAACATGTTTCAATACATATACCATTAGTGCCTGCTTTGGCGTAATTCCAAGCCGATCCGCTACGTGCTTAAAATTGTACAGTTTATCATCATTGCTAATGGTATACTCAATTGATTTGTTATCACTTACCTCAGATGCAGTTTTAAAAAAACTATCTCTTAATTGATTAAATTCATTATACTTCATTTTCGTCTACCTCTTCACAATGCTCTAAACAACTAGAGCAAATTGGCGTTTCCAAAAATGCAAGTAAAATTGCAAAACAACAATCACTTAATCTCATTTCTCTCTCCTTCGTTGTAACGTTTTTAAAATATCATCACATACATCCAGCGCAACATCAACACGCTTATCTTCATCTGGTATGTGCTTTTCTAGTGCTTTTATTACACTCTTTGAAACTATGCTAACCATAGCTGCTTTTGCGTTAATTTTCTTTTTCATTGGATATGGCATTAGTAGTTTTGATGTCCATGTAATTCCATGTGACAATTTGCACACAAAACAATACATTTTTTTATTTCTTGAAATATCTTTCTTAATCCAAATCCATCTCGTAACATATTACCTACGTTAGCTTCTTTAGTATGGTCATGGTGATGAAATTGTAATGCCCATGTAGAAAACTTTTTACCTCTTGATTCTTTTGAATAATTACATTCAACACAATGTAATTGTTCTTTATACTCTCTTATCTTTTTTGCTTTTGACATCCTACCATTTGGTGATTTCTTTTTATGATCCCAATAGCAACCATACTTCGTGCAATAATATCTTCTATATGGTTTACCTGCTTTGTCATACATTCCTGTTTTAGCAAACTCAGATAAATCCATACTAACGTTGCAACCTTTACATGTTCTTGTTGTTGTCATTTTCTCTCTCCTTAAATTTCGCGGAGTCTTGACTATCACGATCATTAGACACGCCATTTTCTTGGTTATGGGTTTCTACGACTCCGCGTTTAAATAAATTTTTCATCCATGAATGCTTTGCAATCCATAGCCAAGGCTTTCTATCTTGCCTGACCATCACTACATCTGCATTCTTAAAATCTAAAAATCCTGCGATCTTTTTTCTTCTCTTTACTTGTACCAGGATGGTAAGATCGCCTTTAGTAGCTTTGACATCTATATCACTCTTTTCGCCAAAGCTGCGCCCATCACTTCCCCATGAACGCTCGGCGGTGAAGCCAAGATCGCGGAGCAATTCTACGACCTCGACTTCACCTTTGTAGCCTTTTCTGGATGCGGAAGAAGGCATATTTAGAAAGGTAGCTCTTCTTCTTGGGTAGCGGCGTTTCCTTCAAATACTGCGTTTGGATCATAATCGGCTTTAAATTCTTTAAAAGCCTTAGTTATTTCATCGGTCATCGGTGACTTAGGACATGGCGTTGCAGTGTAGGTAGTATCCATACCATCGCCATTTCTATTTACAATTACATCATATTGTGATAGGTTTCCCCACTCACTATTACGATCTAATTCTAGTAACTGCTTCTGCACAGTAGCCTGCGTAATATCCAGTATCTTTACCTGACCACCAGACCAAACAGGCACTTGCCAAAAATGCTTTGGCTTTTCACCAGCAGGTGCTTCGTTAGCTAGTTTAATACGAACTGGTGTCCTATCATCCTGCCAATATTGATAACCAACTACTGGTGTATCTAATATTCGGAATCTATTTTCACCTTTTACAAACTTCATATAGCTGCTTTCACCACTGGAAGGCACGCTATAATCAGCATTAAGTAAACCACTCATCGATTACTCCTTAATTAGTTTATATGAATATCCGCGTCTTTCTAATAAGGCGATCACTTTTTTATATTGGTTTTCAGTTATTTCTGCCTGAATACCAATATCTGATTCCTTAGACTGCGGTTTGTATGTATTCGACTTATCGAATATTTTGCGACAATCTTGAGCAAACTTGAATCGCTCATCACTGTCTTTAATTGTAATTTTAAATTTCATGGGCAGCACCTAATAGTGTTAAGAGAGAGAGAGTAGTTGTGGGTACACTATTAAAAGTGGTACTGCCCATGTCTTATGGAGCAAATCTAATAAGGCCATTTAATAAATTCCATCTTAATACCAAGTACACGCGCAATGCGGACCTTATGTTCATGTCTAAATTTTCTTTTGCCATTTATCATTAGTGATAACATGGACTTATCGAGTGCAATATGTTTAGCTAATTGGTTTTGTGAAAAGCCACACTCTCTCATATGTTGTTTTAATTCTTTCATAGTGTTGACAGAAACTAAGAAACTTTGTCAACACTTGGCAAGGATTATTTTACCAGC